TCAACCTCTCGAAAGTAGATTAGTTATCTTCCTCGCCATCTTCCCAACCAATTTTCTTTATTGGGTCATCGGCAGGCACTATCCAATCAGGATAAGAGCTACGATCCATAGCGAAAGCCAGCGAAGTGCCTTCATCCATCCCAGCTCTGCGACAGGCTTTATAAACTTCATTGGCAGCAATGGCCCAGAAATCAAGCTTTGTTAGCGGTGTTTCTTTAGTAGTGCGCTTCCGCTTTACTGGCTTCTTACTTACGCGCTTTCGCGTTGCCATTTCTGACTCCTCTCGCTAGGGCTAATTCTAGCTGAGACTCCATTTTATCAAGGCGCGACACTATGGGGATATTCTCCAATTTAATTATGTAGCGAAGGCCAGCAATTAGAAGGGCAATTGATCCTAAGACTGAAGCAACTAGAGTTGCTAGTTCAGCTGCAACCATTACCGGACTTTGCCGTAGCGCTCGTAGTTAGGGTTAAGCCAGTTGATTATGCTAGGCAAGACTGACACTAGAGCGGCATTTGCAATTGCATTGACATCTAGGCCGACCGCTAGATAGGTCGCTAGGGCTGTTGCTAGGAAGGTCTTGGCCCAGCTCTCGGCTGCTTTCTTTAGATCGTTCATTAGTTTCTCCTTCGAGGTTAAACCATTTGCCATCTGTGTCTCCCAAGCTAGTAAAGGATATATGAAAGTGACTACGATGAGGATTAGCCCCGTTGTATTTACGGCGCTTCCAGCCCAGTATTGGGCTCATAATCTTGCCATCGTAGATAATATATTTGATGCGCTTATCGCCCTTCTTGGCGCATTTACGAAGCTTCTCAACTAGTGCATAAGCTTCTTCTTTGTGAGCGTTTAAATCTGCATCAATGTCTAAAGCTCTGACGATTCCTCTTGCGTCTGGTATATGGTCAGAACTGCCCTTTGCAAGATGCCGAGCATCAGCCACCCAGCCATCAGACTTACGATCCCTATCAGGATAATCATCATCAATTTGCTCCCGAAGTTGAATTCCTGCTGCGCATAGTCTGGCCATTATATTTATAAAATTTATTTATAAATAATTGGGTTTTTAAGTTCTTCTGGAAGAGCATCATAAGCAGGTTTAAGAGCACTAAATTCAGGTTTGGCGCGTTCATCGTTCCAAATTAGTGCTTCATAATCTTCTTTACTGTTGCTTGTAGTTGATCCAAAATAATTAGCTTTTGGAACTAGAGCCTCAATAGCTAGAGCAATGTCCATTTATCCCACCTTCATTATAGTAATTTGCGTATAAACTTCAGCTGCCAATAAGGATGCGATACCAAATCCAGAAGTGGCGGAAGTGGCAGCTGCTTGGTGTTGCACTTCAAATACTTTTGTAGCGGTTATAGTAACTACTCCACTAAAGAATGAATGAGTTACAACAGTATCAAGCGCATCTACATAAGAAGCACCGCCATTGATTGCTACTGCTGAATCGGTAATGTTATAAAAACGAGTAATGTGCTGATTCACATCATATGCTGGTGCTGAGCCTTGAATTAAATATGTGCCAGCAGGTAAGGTAATTTGATTAGATGCAATTGAAGCTCCAGTAATGCCATTATTTCCAACTGTGGTATTTATATCGCGAGTGCGCCAAGCTGCAGATGTAAATGTGCCACCTTGAGTATTCTGTGCTTTTTGATCACAAAAAACAGCGGTTGGCAATCCAGAAGGATTGGTTATCCATTCTGGAGCAGTAGCCCCAGAATTAACAGCTAAAACTTGGCCAGCGGTTCCAATAGGCAAAGCAGTATTTACATTGCTAGTCGCTGATCTATAAGCAAGTGCGCCAGTCGTAGTCTGTGGATTTAAGTTCTTTGTTGTTGTATCAATTGAACTGCCCAAAGTGCGAATAGCAGCTGCGCCATCCTTGACGAGATCGGTATCGTCAGGGGTGTCCCAGCCGTAATTAGTAGTCGTTGCCATTTAGTCTCCTATGCAACTATTGTAGCGTTAAGCCAGTCCAAAGTAGGGCTGATTGTATTCCAACTCTCAGTCACTGGGACCGAGTTCCATCTAAAGGCCTGTAGGCTAAAAGCAAGTGGCGATAGGTTCATTGTCAGGTCTAGGCGGTTCAAGCTAGCAGTCCAAGTCCAACCTTCTACGAAACCTTGAAATTCTCCACCGACCATATTAGCTGGCAAGTTGATGATATTCAGCGGTTGGCCCATAAATACATTTAGTAAGTCATCTCGCTCGCCATTTGGGATTTCTGGGCTGGCTACTGGGAAAGTTATCTGCCTAAGGGCGAATTGAGGATAAGCTCTAATTTCAAGATAGAACTCAGCTTGATCCTCAGCGTCATTCTGATTCCTAAGAGTGGTGGATATAGTCGTTGCCAATTGCCCATATAGGCTAATTGAGTCAGGATCGCTATCTGTAATGCTTTGATTGCCAGCAGAGCCATAAGCAATTGTTATTGAATTTCTTACATCGCCAGCTCGCTTTAAAATTGATAGCGCTGGGCCAATTGCATCATTGCCATCTAAATCAACATAGCCGTTAATTGCCAAATATTGAGCCCTATGGGTTGAATCTGCATAACCTATTCGGCCTTGAGCATCTTCGTATAAATAGCCAAGTCCGCTAGTAGCAAAGCGAGAAGCTAAATTATAAACTGTATCGTTTAGATTGTTTTCGGAATGAAGCTCATAATCGCCTGGAGTATCAATTTCTCCAAGTCCGGTATTTTCTGCATCTTGCCATTGAACAAGTGGGTCATATCCTGCCCAAGTTTCTGCACCTGGCAGTTCATTCCATTGGTCGAATAAAACTGTGCTAAGCAGTTCAAAAATTCGGTCACCATCAAATTGATGGGCAAAATTGCCTACATATACGGCTCGACTTAATCTAGCTAAAGCTCCTACTGCCACTATTTTAATTTGCTGACTAATTGCAGTTGATCCAGAATTTTGAACTGTAATGCCTAAATCTGTAATAAAGCCGCCAAATAGATTTACATAAGTCGCAGTTGAATCTTGGACTTCAATAGTTACTGCATCGTTAATCTCAAAGGGAACTGAGGCTTCAGCAGTTTCAATAAGCGTCAAGTTGCAATATCCAGCAATTGGCTGGGAATAAATATCGGTGCGACCAGAGGTGATAGTTAGGCCGCTAAGCGTTGCGCCAGTAACTGTTGATCCATTTACTTTAACGCGATAGACAGGATTCCAGATACTCATAAGACGAGTTGGCTACCGCCGCCACCAGTTCTGGCTTGAGTCTGGTTTAATGCCAAAATAACCGCTCTAGTAAATCCTTCTTCATCAATAGCTGAAGGAGCATTTACATTGACAATAACATTGCCGCGTTCTTCGCCTCGTCTAGCAGCAGCTACATCAAAGTTAGAAGGGATGGCGTTACCGCTTGGAACGAGTGTTGATGGGGCGCTAGGAGTTGTCGCTGCTGTGGCTGGTGCGCTTGGTGTGGTAGATGGCTTGGGAGCTGCAGGAATACTTGGGCTAGGGGCGGTCGCAATCTTTGGCAGCGAAGAACTGCTTGGAGTGCTAGGCGCTGAGAATGAAGGTTTGGAAATAGTAGAGACATTGGGCAATAAAGGGATTGCATTATAAGCGCGAATAAGCGAATTTATTGCATCTATAGCGAAATTAACTGCGCTCTTGATTCCATTGACTACTGCACCAATTACATCAAGTATGCCGCCTGCAACCTTGCCAATAAATCCTAGCGCTGATCCTAAATTGTTGATGAGAACTGGCACTACAAAGTCTTTAATAAAGTTATAAAGAATAGTCAAGGACTCTTTATTTCTAGCAATTGCATCGGTAACTGGCTTTAATGCTGCATCTTTAAACTCAATAAATTTAGGGATAACTGTGTTAATAAAGTAATCTAATAATCTTTTAAGCGTAGGCAATAAAGCAGCTCCTACTGATTCCTTGGCTTCATCAAAGCCCACTTTAAGTCTTTGGATTTGACCTTCAAAGGTATTGGCTTGAACTGTAGCTGCGCCGCCAAAGGTATTGGCTAATTGCTTTACTGTTCCTTCTAATCCAAGGGTCTTAATCTCGGCAGTTGATAATCCGACACCTAAACGGCCTAAAGAGCTTGTATTGCCTTCATAAGCCTTACCTAAGGCATTAGATACAGTCTCTACGCTCTTGCCAGTTGCAGCAGATATGTCTAAGGCTAGTGTTAATAAATCTTGCGACTTAGTTACTGATCCTGTAGCAACTGCCAAGCGCTGAAGCGCTGGCCGTAATTGGTCATCGGCAACACCAGTAGCTAGTGAGGTTTTGAGTATCTGCTCCTCAACTGCTGAAATCTGGGCTTGAGTTGCCCCAGTAACATTCTTAAGAGCATTGGCTAAACGAAGCTGGGCAGCCTCATCTTCAATAGCTGCCTTAACACCATCAACTGCTAGCTTGACTGCATAGGCGGCTGCTGCTGCAGCTGCTGCTGCGAAGGCTGCTGCTGCAACCTTGCCAAACTTCTCTAACTTACCGCCAAAGCCTTCAACCTCTTTAGAGCCAGTATCAAGATTTTTCTTGAGATCAG